GTGGGCACGAAGCGACGGAGGCGAGCCGTAGCGGCGGCACCGACTGACACGGAAGCGACTCGCCCGCCCGTCGCCGACGTGACACCGATGCCGCCGCTGCCCGGCGAGGAAGCATCGCAGCCGCCCGTCGAGCCTGTCGAGTCGGCCGAGGACCTGCTGTCGCAGCGGCAGCTGTCACGGCTGCAGTCGCTGTGCCGTTCGCGCGGCATCGGCGATCGCATCGATCGGCTCACGCTCGCGAGCGAAGTGATCGGCCGCACGCTCGGCTCATCGAAGGAACTGACCGTGACCGAGGCCGATCGCTTCATCGACTATCTCGAGCAGCTGCCCGCGATCGATCGTGATGCAGACGATCAGCAGGGACTCGACATATGACGACCATCGCACTCGCACTGCTCGGCGCAGCCGGATGGCTCGCCTTCATCATCACCGTGCTCGTGCTGAAGCATGTGCTCGATGAGACATCGCCGCCGCCGCAGTGGCCCGTCGAGATACACGATCCGCCGCCGACGATCATCAAGCGCCCGCGCGATGAGTGACGAATATCAGGTGCTGCTCGTGATCTCGACGCGTGGCATTCGCGATCCGGGGTGGTGGATATTCAAGCGGCTCGAGGATCGGCCGGAAGCGATCGGCGTGGTCGATGGACCATTCCCGACATGCGATGCGGCGCTGCATGAGCAGCGCGCGATGTACGACCGTCGCCATGCGCTCGACAAGGCGACGCAGTGAATCTCGATGACATGCCGCCGCGGATGCGGAAGGCGGCGATCGCTGCGCTCGCTCGCGATCTCGACAAGCGAGCGCGGCCGAAGGTGATTCGGCCCGGTCGGTCGGCAGACAGGTCCCTTCCTGCTCCACCGGACCGGGCCGGATCGCGGTATCGCTGCGAGACATGCGGAGCGACCTTCGACCCCTGGGCCGCTGCGCAGCGACATGCCGACACGCACCACGGGGCCCGGATTTCGCTTCAGAGGCTCTGATGCTGCGACTGCTGCTGCTCGTGTCGGACTCCGACGAGGATGCGCTACGGGCAATCCTGGACCGCCTGGTGCATGATCTCGATGCGACAGCGATCGATGCGCGCGAGTGGATCGCCGATGAGAGTGGTCGGAAGCGACTCGCTGCACGAGAGCGACAGCGACGATCGCGAGCACGTCGGAAGCGTGACATGTCACACGATGAGAGCGTGACATGTCACACCGAATCGGATCGATTTTCGACCGATTCCGGCGGGGAAGATCACTCACTCCCTGCCCTAGAAGGGCAGGAGGGAGTGAGTGATACCCCGGACGGTCACGCTTTTGTCACACGTGACAGTCACGCCGATGTCACACGTGACAGCCCGCGGCTCGTGCCGCAATACAACGCCGACGGATCAGCGCGGAGCAATGAGCCGTGGACGCTGCCGCCGATGGATGCGGAGCAGCGCGACATCGGTCGAGCGCAATCGGCTCGCCTGCGGGACCAGCTGAAGGGAAACCGACGCCCATGAGCGACGATCAGCCGAGACTGTTCGATGATGTGCCCGAGTTCGACGGCCGGACCTACTCGAGCGAGCACGATCACGCTCGACTCGCTCGACAGCTGCGCAAGGTCGCAGCCCTGATGCTCGACGGCAGCTGGCGCACGCTGGCCGAGATCGCCGGAGCGATCGATGAGCCGGAAGCATCGATCTCGGCCCGTCTGCGCGACCTCCGGAAGGATCGTTTCGGCGCATACATCGTCGAGCGACAGCACCGACACGAAGCGGAGCGCGGTTGCTATGAGTACCGCGTGAGCGAAGGAGACAGCGATGGCGATCAGTGCGAAACGCAGGGCGAGCCTTCCGGCCCGCAAAGTGGTCTATCCGAAGTCGAGTCGCGTCGGCGGCAAGGGCCGGAATGCGTATCCGATCGACACGCCGAAGCGAGCTAGGGCCGCGCTGTCGCGCGCAGCACAACGCAACACCTCCGGCTCATATCGCACCGTCGAGCGCGCAGTGAACCGCCGCTATCCGCAGATCACGACTCGCCATCACAAGGGCCGCAGATGATGTCGCTCGCGCAGCGCGCCGATGATTACACGCACTTCATCGCAGGCATGCTGGTCGGCTCGATCCGTGCGATCACCGACGATGACTGCGAGCTAGACATTCACACGACAGGCGACGGATACCTGTCGAGCTTCACTGTGCGACGCGGCGATGTCGGATGTGTCGTGCATGTCGAGCCTGAGATCGCGAGCGCGCTGCAGTGAGCTATTCGCCATGCCCCGTGTGCGGTCGGCCGCTTCGCGGCCGGCTGCCCGTGATCGTGGACCCGGATGATGAAGCGCGCGCGCTCGACCCGGATGCACGCGTGCTGCTCACCACCGTCGATGACAGCTGGACCTTCATCGCATGCGTGCATGCATGCGCCGAGGATTTCGGATGGATCGAGCCATGAGAACTGCGCATGATGCCTTCATCATCGATGCCGCGCATCGCTTCGTCCTCGCATACGGACTCGCACTTGCGAATCCGGGCGACATGCTCGCCATCTGCGCACGCGACGGAGCGGTGCACGATCTCGCGCATGCGCTCGATCTGCCCTGCCCGCTGTGCATCGATGAGCCTCGCCCGATCGAGAGCACGCCGCCCTTATGATTCTCGACCTGTTCGCAGGTCCGGGCGGATGGGACGAAGGAGCCATCGCCGCCGGACTCGAGGAGCCGATCGGCATCGAGATCGACGCTGATGCATGTGCGACCCGCGCAGCAGCAGGACACCTCACCATCCGCGCCGATGTGATGCAGCTGTCCTATGCGCGGTGCCCTGCGATGTTCGACGGACTCATCGCATCGCCGCCGTGTCAGACGTTTTCACTTGCCGGCAACTGCGACGGGCTATTCGACATGCGCGAGATCGTCGATCACATTCATCGCTGCGCATGCGGCTGGATCGACTACGACCTGATCGCCTTCGCAGACACGCGCAGTGCGCTCGTGCTTGAGGCGCTGCGAGCCGCGCTGCAGCTGGTGCCGCGCTGGATCGCATTCGAGCAGGTGCCCGCCGTGCTGCCGATATGGGAAATGATCGCGCATGTGCTGCGCGGGCACGGCTGGTACACCTGGTGCGGACTGCTCAATAGCGCCGACTACGGGGTGCCGCAGACACGCGTGCGCGCAGTGCTGCTCGCTCATCGACAGCGACAGCCGGAGCCGCCCGTGCCGACGCACGCACGCCATCCGATGCCGACACTGTTCGGCCCGGAGCAGCAGCCCTGGGTATCGATGCGGCAGGCACTCGGCTGGGGCTTCGATGATCGCGGCTCACCGACAGTCACGGGCGGACATGAAGCGATCGCCGGATGGGAGACACGGCAGCGACTGCGCGATGTGGTGGTGAACACGACACGCACCACGCGCTACGAGGCTCGGCAGCGCATCAGCTACGAGCGCAGCATCGAGGAGCCATCGCCGACGCTGACAGCGCGTGCAGCTGCATGGAAGATCTATGTGAACACCGGACGCGACTGGAAACGAGGCGGCTCACGCGCCGATGCGCAGCTGATCGACATCGATGAGCCTGCGCCGACCGTCGATGGCGTCGGCATGTGGCATGCGATGCTGCTCGATCCCGATGATGTCGATGCAGCCGAAGCCGGATTCCCCGGCGCGAATCTGCGATTCACTCTCCTCGAGCGACTGATCCTGCAGTCATTCCGCCCGGACTATCCCGTGCAGGGCGACACGAAAACGAGCACCTACAAGCAGGTCGGGAATGCAGTGCCGCCGCTGCTCGCTCGACGCATCCTCGAGACGATCGCACGATGAGATCGGAACTGCTGGTCGAAGCATGCGGCTGCAGTTATCGACAGATCGACTACTGGGTGCGCACCGGATATCTGCGACCGGAGCGCGGGCGATCAGGCTCCGGACACTGGCGCAGATGGCCCGAGTCCGAAGCCCGGATCGCGATCGTGATGTCGCGACTCATTCGCTGCGGCTTCGCCGTGCCCGATGCCGCTCGCATCGCCCGCGCATTCATCGAGCAGCGCACACGATCCGTGCGACTGACCGATGGTGCGATGCTCATGCTGTCCGATGCAATCGCTAGGGCATGATCCCTGCATCGCGCAGCACTGCAGCACTGACGCCCATCGCACGAAACGCCGCATAGCTGATGCCATTCTCGGCTGCCCACTCACCAGCGACAGCGATGAAATCCTGCTCGAGGACATCGACGCCGCCTGTCTCACGCAGATTCGCAGCGGCCTCTCGTAGCTCGATCACACGCTGCAACATGCGCAGCGCCTTCACTGCAGTCGCATCCTGCGCACTCGCTTCGATCACATCGGCTGCACGGTCGATCTCATCCGGGTCCATCGAGTGCGACGCGAATCCTGGCAGCGCACCAAGAGGCACGCCCTTGTGGCGACGCTGACCATTCGCACGCTGCTCGCTCATCAGATCAAGCTGGTCGAGATAGCGGCCGACGATGCGACTGCGCTTCATCGTCGAGAGCGCGGCCTTCGCTCTCGCCTTCGGCACCTTGCCATTCGATGCGACGCCATGCGTAGCGCGATGCCGCTTGAGATTGTTGCGGCCGATCTCTCGACCGCACTCCGGACATGCGACCTTCGCACGCGCCGCTTCCATGTCGTTACTCATCCTGCTCTCCTAGCTCGACGGACCTTCCGCAGATCGGACAGCAGGTCGAGCCGAAGCGATGAGCGCGACGGAGTCTCATCGGCAGCGAGCCGATAGTCATCCGGATACACGTACTGCCGTTGCGACAGATCGCCCAGGTGATCGATCACATCGTGCCGCTCGGTCGCACATCGCACGCAGCGCAGACTGAAGCGCGATCCCCAACCGGGCTGACGCTTGCCATCGGGAATGAAGTCCTCCCACGCATGGCCCCACACTCGGCACTTCTCGTACTCGAGTCGCAGCGAAACCTTGGACGCCATATCTCTCCTTCGATCGATCATGCCGCCCGACCTGCTATTAGCCGCAGTGTCTAGCACTAGACGCACTAGCAGCGCAGGATGAGCAGACAGCGCAGCCGGACTAGGCAGGCCCGCACTGCGCAGCGACACTGCGAGCATGAGTGCGCTAACCGACCGCGGCAGCACGCATCGATGGCGACAGCTGCGCGAATGGTGGGCACAACAGCTGCCGCTGCCCTGCCCGCGCTGCGGCATCGTGATCCAGTACGGCGAGCCCTTCGATCTCGACCATCAAGTGCCACGCGCAATAGGAGGCGACGACTCGACGGCCAGGCCCGCCCATGCCGCCTGCAATCGCGGGGCAAACAGCAGGCGCCAAAAAACCGGGGGCGAAAAATCAGGCCCCGTTTTCCTGGCGGCGCGCGCGCCGGAACATCCCGTGTCTCTGTCGATTTTCTCCAGAAGGTCGGGCGATCGTCGATGGTGACGGCGCATGCGCGCCGATCATCACCGAAGCCGCGCGCGATCTCTCCGGCATCGACGGGATTCGGCCGCGGGTGGTCGCTGAATCGCACTTGCAGCACGCTTGAGGTCGAGCCGTGGCCGTGGCAGCGGCGCGCGGCGCGCATCTGCTACTCGCGTCGCGCTGGTCGATGGCGTTATCCGATCGTGGTGGTGATCGTGCCGCGTCAGTCGGGAAAGACTCGGCTGGTGCAGCTGATCGCGATCGATCGCTGTCTCACGATTGAGGGCGCGCAGGTGTGGTACACGGCGCAGTCTCGGATGGATGCTGTGCTGCGGTGGCGTGAGCTTGTGCGACTGCTGCGCAGGTCGCCGCTGGTCGAGGGCGACACGCATGGCGGATGGAAGCGCAGCGGATGGGATTATCGAGTGCGTGGTGCTGCTGGTGCGGAGGAGATCGAGTTTGCGAATGGCGCGCAGCTGCGAGTGTTCGCGCCTGCGGAGGACTCGCTGCATGGCAGCGTTACTGATCTCGTCGTGCTCGATGAGGCTCGGTTTTTCACGCAGCGGCATGGCGATGGGCTAATCGCTGCGGCGCTGCCGACGCAGGCGACGCGTGATGGTCAGATCATCATTCCATCGACTGCGGGCGGGCCGGAGTCTGCGTTTCTGCAGCGACAGGTCGAGGTCGCGCGCGCTGCGCTCGGCGATCCGGCCGCTCGAGTCGCGCTGATCGAGTACGGCATCGGCGAGGTCGGCGATGGCGATCTGCTGTCGGCAGTGTGGCGTGCGCATCCGTCGGCGGGGCTTCCGGGCGGTCCGGTGCGTGATGCGCTCGCTGTCGCGGCGGAGCACATGCCTGCGTGGCAGTTTGCGCATGAGTACGGGAATCGCTGGCGCACTGAAGCTGATGTGCGTGTGCTTCCGGCGGATCGCTGGACCGCGACGATGTATCCTGATCCGCTGCCGCCTGGTGCGGTGACCTTCGCTGCGGACATCCCCCCGGATCGCAGCGAGTCCGTGATCTGCGCATGCTCGGGCGGGGTGGTCGAGGTCGTCGATCTCGTTCCGGCTGCGCAGGTCCCGGTGCGACTGATCGAGCTTGCAGCTGCGTGGCAGCCGACTGCGATCGCGATCGATGCTGCAGGACCCGCGGGCACGGTCGCCGATCAGCTGCGGCCCGTGTTCGGGCGGCTGGTCGTGTCGAGCACGCGTGATCTGCAGGTCGCCTGTGCTGCGTTCTATGACGCGGTGATCGACGGCACTGCGAGTCATCGGCCGAATGTTGCGCTCGACGCAGCGGCGGCTGTGGCCGCCCGGAGGCCCATCGGGCAGTCCTGGGTGTGGTCGCGGGTCGATGGCGGCTCGGCGCTGATCGCTGCGAGCCTGGCGCGATGGGCAGCTGCTCGCATGCCTGCCGAGGTCGAGCCGAGTCGCATCTGGTGATCGTGCGCGGGCGGGACTGGGACACGCTGTCGGCGCTGCTGATCCTCGCAGCTGCCGGAGTGCTCGGCGGCTCGCTGCTGCTCGTGTGGCTCATCACGCACTAGTCACGGGCAGACTAGGCGTCTAGTCTCACTGGGCCTAGTGTCGAGCCGTGGGCCTGTTCAATCGGCGGCAGGCGACGCCGCTCGGCAGCGATCCGATCCGCTCGCCTCGCGAGCGCGGCATCCGCGTGCACACGGCGACAGATGGCCGTGATGTGCTGCTGAACGACCCGGACGGATGGGAAGTCGATCAGCCATGGCTGTGGTGGCTCGGCCCTGCAGATGGCTCGCAGGGGCCATACGGCAATCCGCTCATGCCGACCGAGGGCGACCCGTTCGGAGTCTCGTCGCTGCCCGGAGTCACGCGCTGCACTTCGATCATCGCTGACACGATCGCGGGTCTGCCATGGCATGTCGTGCGCGGCGACTACGAGCAGCTGCCGACTCCGGACTGGATCGCTGATCCGCAGGCGACGCGGCTCGATGGTCGCGTGGTCGGAGCCGAGCCGCTAGATGTGCGGCTCTCGGCTGTCGAGTTCTGGACGCAATGGATCGTCGCAGCGTTGTGGCTCGGCGACGGTTTCGTGTATGCGCCCGTGCGTGACGCGACAGGCGCGCCGAAGCCGCCGCTGTGGCAGCTGCACCCGTCGCTCGTGAGCATCGACGCGGGCACGTACTGGGTGGAGGACATTCCGCTGCCGCCGGAGTCGATCATGCATCTGCGCGGGATGCCGCCATATTTCGAGGGCCGCGGCCGCGGCGTGATCGACACGCACGGACTCGATCTCGGACTCGCAGCGACAGTGCGCAGCTACGCATCCGGAGTGTTTCAGACCGGAGTGCCCGCAGGCTTCCTGAAGTCCTCGCAGCCGAACATGAGCGAGGACGATGCGACTGCACTGAAAGCCGCATGGATGAAACAGCATGGCGGCGCGACACGCAGCATCGCAGTGCTCAATGCCACGACCGATTTCACACCGATCGCGATCTCGCCCGTCGATGCGCAGCTGAATGCATCGCGTGAATGGTCGCTGCGTGACACTGCGCTCGCCTTCGGCGTGCCGCCGTACATGCTCGGCGTGCCCGGCGACAGCAGCACATATGCGAACGTCGAATCGCGGATGATCGAGCTTCGCACCTTCACGCTGCTCCCGTGGCAGCGTCGGATCGAGAGCACGCTGGACAGTGAGCTACCGCGCGGGACCTCGCTGAAGATCGCGAGCGATGCGCTGCTGCGTGCCGACACGAAGTCTCGTTACGAGAGCTACAAGCTGGCACTGGACGCCGGATTTATGACCGTCGATGAAGTGCGTGCGCTCGAGGATCGACCGCCCTTCACGACACCAGGAGTCGTGTGATGGAACTAGCGATGGAACTGCGCGAGTGCAATCCGGCGCAGCGACTCATCATCGGATGCGTCGCACCCTACGACGAGATCAGCTACCTGACGCCCGATCCGAACGGCGAGCGCATCCGATGTGGAGCCTTCGCACGATCGATCGCGCATCGAGCAGCGAAGATTCCGCTGCTGCGCGCGCATCAGACTGCGATGCGCTACGGCATGTCCCGCGCCTTCACGGAGGATGCGAGCGGCCTGATCGGCGAGTTCGTCGTGTACGACGGCGAGCACGGCGATCAGCTACTCGAGGAATGCCGCACCGGATATCTCGGAGCGATGTCGGCCGGATGGCTGCCGCTCGACGCTCGACGCGGCCCGGATGGCGTGCGAGAGATCACCGAGGCGAAGCTGGTCGAGGCCTCGCTGCTCGGACTCGGCGCATATGACGGCGCATCGATGCTCGCAGTGCGCAGCGCCGAACGACTCGATGATCTGCTCGCGCCATTCCGCGCGCGCCCGGACGTGAACCTAGACCCGATTCCACCGCTGACGTATCGTCACCACTGACAACCTGCTCGGCCCGCTGCGGCCCGACCTCTCGGCGCAGATCACCTGCTCCGGCAGCCCGATCCCGATCGAGGTCACCTGTCGGCACCCGTGCGACTCACTGACGCGTGACACGCGTCGCGCGTCGCATCGAGAGGACATCACGGATGCTGACATATCTGCGGCGATTGACTGATGAGCGCGATTCGCTCACGCAGTCGGCGACCGACATCACCGAACGAGCCGCGCGCGAGGAGCGCGATGTCACCGACACGGAACGCGCGTCGCTGACGACGATGCAGACACGCTGCGCCGAGATCGATGGGCAGCTGACCGAATACAACGCACAAGCCGAGTCGCAGCGCGCGTATGCGCGACTGCGCGACTCGCTGCACACCGACGACCCGGAGCCGGCCGAATCGCCAGGCAGTTTGCCGGCGCGCAGAATGCAGACACGCGATGTCGAGCCGCAAGGATGGGGCGAGCTATTCATCGAGTCGGCTGCATTCACGAGCTACCCCGGAGCCGGAACCTCGCAGCGTGTCGAGCTTCCGGGCGGACTGGAAACGCGCGCGCCGATCACGCTCGGCACCGTTCCGCAGAATCCGACGATCTGGACACCGCCGACGCCATCATTCGACTCGCCGCTCGTCGCGGTGTGCGGAAGCGTCACCGTGTCCGGAAATGCCGTGAGCTTCGTGCAATGGACGCCGAATCCGCAGACAGCTGCGCCGAAGGTCGCTGAAGGGACAGCGAAGCCCGAAGCGACGATGACTGCGACGCCGACGAATGTCACGCTCGACACGTATGCGCACTGGAAGGAGATCACGCGTCAGGCACTCGAGGACATTCCGCAGATTCGCAGCATCGTCGAGGGACGACTGCGGCAGGGCCTGGTGCGATCGGTCGAGGAAGGCATCGCCGCTGCGCTTGTCGCTGCGACGATTCCGCCCGCGACTGTCGCACTTGGCGGCACGCTGCTGCAGGCGATCCGCATCGGACTCGCCACCGTGCAGGACAACGGTTACCGCCCGAATGCAGTGCTGCTGAATCCGATGGACGCGGCCGATATCGATCTCGGCATCATGGGCGGCACGCTCGGCGGGCCTGCAGTGAATGGCTCGCTGTGGGGCCTGCGTGTGATTCCGGTCGGCGAGGTCGCTGCGGGCACTGCATTCGTCGGCGATTTCAACTCCGGCGTCACCGTGTTCTCACGCGGCAGCACGACGGTCTATCTGACCGACTCGCACGCGGACAACTTCATCAAGAACATTCTGCTGCTGCTCGCCGAAATGCGCGCCTATGTCGCCGTGCCGGAGCCGCAGGCGATGGCCGAGTGCAGCGTCAGTGCGACAGCAGGTGCTGCCGTATCGGCGTCGGCCAAGTAACGGGGAGGGGCACGCATGCCTGCGACCGTCGCAACATTGCGCACATATCTCGGCATCGATCCTGCATCGACCATCGATGACGCGGCGATGTCTGCGGCGGTCGCAGCTGCGAATGACTACGTGCCGCAGCTGCGGCCCGATCTCACGCATGATCCGGCGACAGGCGACCTGCTCGCAGCATGGCCGCCTCGAGTCGATCAGGCAGCACTGGTGCAAGCGGCTCGACTGTACGGCCGACGCGGCAGCGTGCAGGGCATCGCAGCATTCTCCGATCTCGGCGTCGCGATGCTGCCGAGACTCGACCCGGAGGTGCGAAGCCTTCTCGAGCTAGGTGAATATCAGCGCAGCGTGATCGCATGAGCAGCTTCGATGCTGCGCTCGCGATGGTGGACATGCTGCAGCAGGCGGGGATCACTGCGACTGCCGATCCGCGCAGCGCGACGCCTCCATGCGTGCTCGTGCCGCCGCCCGATCGCACCTATGACATCGGCTGCGGTTATACCGCGCACTGGCGACTGCAGGCCCTGGTGCCCGGCACGGGAAATGCCGATGCGCACAAGGCACTCGATGCGCTCGCCGATGCGGTCGTCGCAGTGCTTCCCGTCGAGCGCATGACGCTCGGCAGCTATGTGCTGGCGAATGACTCGCCCGCGCTTCCGTCATATCGAATCGAGTTCGACGAAGGAGTTAGCTGATGGCGATCACCGAATCGCGCCTGAAGGATGGCGAACTGTCCCTCGGCACGACACCGAACACGATCGACTTCTCGTGCCAGGTCACGAACTGTCGAATCAATAGCAGCTACGACGACGACGGCGATGCCGTCGAGACACTGTGCGGCGATCAGATGGCAGTCGGCCGACGCCTGTCCGGTCGATCGCTCGCGGGCACATTCATCCAGGACTGGACCGCCGCAGCTGCGAACAGCATCACGGAGTTCTGCTATACCCACGACCTCGAGGTGATGAGCTTCACCTACACGCCGAATGTCGCAGGGCCGACGCTCTCCGGGTCGCTGCGCATCGAGGTGCCCGCCGAGACATACGGCGGCGATGTGAACACGCGACTCACGAGCGACTTCGAGTGGCAGCTGACAGCACCGCTCGTGCGCACACCTCCGGTCGCGCAGTCGGCAGCAGCATCGGCATCGGAGCCTGCGACGGTCTGATGTGGCAGGCGAAACACTCAAGGTCGAAGGACTCGACAACCTGATCCGCACGCTCAATCGCGCAGGCATCGACCTGTCCGACATGAAGCGAGCGAACCGATCCGCGGGCGAGATCGTCGCACGCGATGCGATCGGTCGAGCCCCGCGACTCACCGGGAAGCTGGTCGCATCAGTGCGGCCGACGCAGGCAGTGCGACGCGCGCGCGTCAATGCAGGCGGCGCGCGCGTGCCGTATGCGGGGCCGATTCACTGGGGATGGCAGGCCCGCAACATCGCGCCGAATCCCTTCATCAGTTGGGGCGCGCAGGCAACGGAACCGCAATGGGTCGAGAGTTATCGATGCGATGTCGTCGAGGCCTTGTCGCATGTCAGGGGGAAGTGATGGCGTGGCAGACATTCTCCGTGCAGCTGAAGGGCGAGAGCGAGCCGCACATCATCGAGACATCAGCGCGTGACTGGCGCAGCGTGCAGATGGACCCGGCGCAGGGCGTCGCCGCGATGGACATGACATTCCAGGTCGTGCACAACGCGCTGCAGCGTCACGGCATCGCAGTGCCGCGCGATTACGAGAGCTTCCTAGATGTGCTCGACGGTCTGCCCGAAGCGATCGACGGCGGCGATCCGAACATGCTGGACCCTACGAGCGCGGCAGCTTCGGGCGGCTCGCCGTGACGCTCGCCATCCGCACCGGAGTCGCAGCGGATCACTGGATCGAGGACCCGCGCGCGGCGATGACTGCAGTGCAGCTGATCGCCGAAGCTGATCGAAGGCGACGCTGATGGCTGCGCCCGCGATTCTGAAGATCGACATCCTCGCCGACGCCACGAAGGCGCAGACGACGATGAAAAAAACGGGCGACAGCGCGCAGGGCATGGGCGGCAAGGTCAAGGCACTCGGCCAAGCGGTCGCCACCGGATTCGCCGTCACGAAGATCGTCGAGTTCGGGAAAGCCACCGTGACCGCCGCACTCGATGCGAATCGCGAGCACGCGAAGCTGACGCAGGTGTTCAAGTCGATGGGCGACACCACGGGCGACGCAGCGAAGGCCGCGATGAAGTACGCAGGCACGCTCTCGCAGAAGATCGGCGTGGACGACGAAGCGATTATGAAGGGGCAGACGCTGCTCGCCACATTCGGCAAGGTGAACAATGAAGCCGCGCGCGGAGCCGGAATCTTCGATCGTGCGACCGCCGCAGGTGCCGACCTCGCAGCTGCAGGCTTCGGCAGCATCGAGTCGAACGCAGTGCTACTCGGCAAGGCGCTGCAGGACCCCACGAAGGGACTCGCGACGCTGCGACGCGTCGGCGTCACGCTGACGAAACAGCAGCAGGATCAGGTGAAGGCCTTCGATGCCGCCGGAAAATCGATGGAGGCGCAGAAGATCATCCTTTCCGCAGTCGAGCAGCAGGTCGGCGGAACCGCAGCAGCGACAGCTACGAGCAGCGACAAGATGAATGTCGCATGGGGCAACACGCAGGAAGCGATCGGAAATGCGCTGCTGCCCGCACTCAATGCGCTCGCGCCGATTCTGGAAACCGTCGCCAAGTTCATCGAGAAAAACATCACCTGGATCATGCCGCTCGCGCTCGCGATCGGCGTGCTCGCAGTCGCATGGAACATCGCGAGCATCGCGGCGACACTGTTCGGCGTTTCGATGATGGCGGCGCTGTGGCCCGTGCTGCTGGTCATCGCAGCGATCGCCGCGCTGATCGCGATCGGCGTGCTCATCGTCAAGAACTGGGGGACGATCAAGGCCGCAGCTGCAGCGGTGTGGTCCTTCATGGTCGCTGCATGGAATGGCATCCTGAATGCGATCCGCGCTGCATGGAACTGGATCAAGGCGAACTGGCCGCTGCTGCTCGCGATTCTCACCGGGCCGATCGGCATCGCCGTCGCGATCATCGTGCGCAACTGGGACACGATCAAGAATGCAGTGCGCGCTGCGTTCTCCTTCATCAGCAGCGTGTGGTCCGGGCTGCTGCACATTCTCGTCTGGCCGTTTCAGGCCGCATGGGGCGTGATTCAAGGTGTGATCGGTCAAGTGCGCGGCGCGATCGAGCGCATCATCGGCTTCGCATCGAGCGTCGGGCACACGATCGTCGAAGCGATAAAAGCGCCGATCAATGGAATCATCCGCGCATGGAACAATCTGCAGATTCCTGGCATCCACATCGATCTGCCATTCGGTAAGAGCATCGGTGCAGGCCCGTGGGACCTGCCGAACCTGCCGACACTGCAGACAGGCGGCAGCGTGCTGCGCACCGGACTCGCGCTCGTGCATGCAGGCGAGACATTCTCCGGCGTCGGCAACACGCTCGGCGGCACGACGAACATCACCGTCAATGTCACAACGCAGGGACTCGGCGCAGATGCTCCGCAGATTCAGCGCGCAGTCGTGCGTGCGCTGCGCGGGCACACGATCCGAAACGGACCGCTCGACATTCCAGTGCGGAGCGGACCATGACAGTCATCGGCCCGTGGGACCCATCGATGCCGTGGCCCGGAACTGCAGGCGGCGCATCATCGCCGCACTGGGGCGGATACGTGCGACTGTTCGTCGCAGCTGCGCTCGAGGCGGGCACGACCTTCCTGCTCGGACCATCGGAAGCTGATCGACTCGACTCCGGCAATGTGCTCGGCGGCGGAAGCGACATCGCTCCGCTCGACATCGCGCCATTCGGCTCGGAGCAGCGACTGTGGCACGACCTGTCATGCGATGTGATCGATATCGAGATCAGCGGCGGCTCGACATCAGCCGATGGAATCTTCTCGAAGGCCGACGCAGCGACATGCACTGTCACGCTCGCCGATCCGAATGGAATCTACGATCCGCTGAATCCGGTGCCGCCATTCGTGTACGGCGGCCACTCGAGACTGCAGCCCGGTGTGCCTGTGATGGCATTCGCCGAGGTCGTCGATCCTGCGACAAGCGCGATCACGCATCACGACCTTTTCACCGGGACTGCTGACAGCTGGCAAGAGGACTGGACACCGCGGCCCACGAATCGCCAGGCGAGACTGGTCGCATCGGATGAAACGAAGCGATGGGCACGCTACGACCGACCGGAGCAGCCGCCGCAGGGCGCGGGCGACACGACGGCGCAGCGTGTGCAGCGCCTCGTCGATTTCTATCAGTGGCCCGGAGTCGTCGAGCCTGCGCCGTTCTCCACTGTCACGCTGCAGGCGACCACGCTCGCGCAGTCCGGATGGGAACTGCTGAATCGTGTGCTCGATGATGAGATCGGATTCGTTCACTTCACGCGCTCCGGTCATCTGCGATGGACGCATCGCGCAGCATGGATCAGCGTGTCCGGCTCGCCAGCTGTCGAGCTTGGCTGCGACCCGGATATGCATGATGTGCTCATCGATGCGACGCCGCACACCGTCGATGCGCAGGTGCGTAATCGCATCGCAGCTGCGCGCTCCGGCGGCGGCGGCGAGCAGGTCGTGCAGTCGCTCGCATCGATCGAGCGATTCGGAGCCTATGAATACAGTCGCGATGATCTCGGCGTCGAGACGGATCAGCAGGCAGCGAAGTGGGCCGATGATGTGCTGCTGCTGTACGCATTCCCGATTCTCGGACTCGATGACATCACGATGCTTCCGGGCATCGCGCCGGATTCATGGAATGTGTGGAATGAGGTGCTGTCGATGCAGCTGGTCACCGACATCGCACGCATCAAGTGGGCACCGCCCGACCGGCCGACCGCGATCGTCGATCACCTGACACGCATCGTCGGCCACACCAGTCGCATCACGCGCGCGCACTGGGAAATCACCTGGTATCTCGTGCCCGCGGACCTGCTCGGCATGGCCGGAGCGATCTTCACGCTCGGCCCCAATGCGCGCGACCGACTCGACGCCGGGAACGTGCTCGCACTCTCGTAGGAGGATCACATGCCATTCAAGGTGTGGGCAGTCGGCGAGGAAGTGCTCGCAGCCGATTTCAATGACTACCTGCAGGAGCAGGTCGTCGCGACATTCCCGAGTGCTGCAGCGCGCGATGCCGCGATCGTGGCACCCGTCGTCGGGCAGATGGTCGTCCTTACCGCGGCGCCGTATCCCGTGCAGGTGTGGGATGGTACGGCATGGCGCACGCTCGGCATGCCGCACATTGAGGCGCGACTGATAAGCGTGACAATCAATGCGAGCGCGCAGGGCACGATCAATCACCTTCGGCCATTCACGGCTCCGCCGTTTCTGCTCGTGTGGGCGGGAGCGCAAGGCGGCGGGCAGGCCGCATATATCTACACGCCGATCGCGGGCGCGACCGCTAGCTCGTTCACGGTGTTCAACTGGACCGCGGCAGGCGCAGGCAACAATCAGCCGAACGTGACGATCTCGCTGTTCGTCCTAGCTATGGAGCCGCAAACAACATGAGCACCGTCTACTGCACGAATGCCGACTGTCCGGAGTATCTCATCGCGAAAGGAAATGATGGCGAGATACCCGTCGAAACGATCATCTGCGGAGGTTGTAATGACGGCGTGACCGCGGACCCGCGGAACACGCCACCAGGCGAGAAAGTGAGCATCCGATGACACCGACCGAACCTGACGAGACAGCGACCGAAGTCGAGGAAACCGAACCCGTCGAGCCTGAGGCCGCGCCGGAACCGACCGACGAGCCTGGCGACGATCACACTGCGGAGGAGTGATGCCTGCTCCGGTGACGCTTGTCACGGTGCACCATGAAGGCGCAGGCGCGCCAGCATCGGCAGCGAACATCGGCCGCTGTGCGCACGGCGGATACACGTACGGCTTCGGCTCCGGCGCATGGTCGCGCTTCCGTGATGTGTGGTCGAGCTTCGCCACGTTGAACTTCAACGGGCGCAGCTTGGACCTCGTTCTCACCGGGAATCGCATGGACCATGCAGTCACCGATGCCGACCTCGCGAGCATCCGCGCTGCATGCGCTGATGCACGCTCGCGCGGCTACGTCGTGAATGCGCCGACAGTGCGAGCGCACCAAAACTCACCGGGATCGAGCACTGCATGTCCCGGCACGCACACGATGAATCGCTGGCCCGAGGTTGTTGCGGCATGCACCGCGGGCGGCACTGCACCGCCGCCGAGTGGAGGTGATGACGACATGCCGAAGGACAAGGATTTCGTCGCTGCGTTCGCGAATAGCGAAGGCGCATGGCGCATGCAGTACGACGGAGGTGTGCAGACGATCCGCGGCCCGTTTTACGGCAGCTACTTCAGCTTGCCCGCGAGCGCGCGCAATGATCCCGCGCGTCGCTTCCTGACGCTGTGCGCTGCTGTCGATGGTGGCCGCGGCTACACGCTGGTCAGCACGAAGGGCGAGACGTACACGATGAATCAGAGGCAGTGATGATCGGCATCGAGCAGGGAATCACGCACACCGAAGCACTCGCGCTAGATGTCGAGGTCGGCGTGCTCGCAGCGATCGCACTGCTGCGCATGCTGCTCGGCATGTTCAAGCGGTGATGTCGAGCGCAGCTGCCGACACGCGCTGATCCGAATCACCCGCGCGCCGGACAGCTGCTCTCGATCAGTGCGACGGTAGCTGTCGAGCGATGCTCGATCGCGCCTGATGTCACCTCACCGTCACCTCTGTCTGCTCGGACAGGGCCTCTGATCTGCGGCGATGCCGAAAATGCGCATGATGTCGCAGATGCTTGCGCAGGGAGCGATAGGCTGCTGATCAGCGGTTATTCCGCCGCAGTAGTCGCATAAGAGGGCCGAAACCTGCCACTCCGCAGCGATTGCGTCACCTGCATGTCACCTGCTGACAGGCACTGATCCGAGAGGAAATGCAATGACCAGGAACTACGACTACGCACGAGCTTGCGAGCGTGCGACGACCGACCAGGGCCTCGATCCCGTGGTCGCTCGCTTCACTGCCGAAGGGCTGCCGATCACGGTCGATCAGACAGGCGGCTTCACGATGGTCGCGCGTGTGCAACCGCGCGAAGGTCGAGGCGAGCCGTGGATCGGCATCACGGAAGAGGACAGCGGCGATGGCATCGATGCGCCGACATATCTCGTGTGCGAGTACGCGAACGAGGATGATTTCGAGGGCACCATTCGCAGCACTGATGCCGATCTCGATCAGGTCGTCGCATTCGCTCGCGCTCTCGTCGAGCACCAGCAGAATGCATCGCTGTCGGCGGCGATGATGTCCGAGGTCATCTATGGGAGCATGACCGATGTCGCGCTGCTGCGCACTGCATCGCGCATGCTCATCGAGCGCAAGAGCTACACCGACGCCGAAGTGTCAGCTGTGGTCGCCGAGATTCATCGGCGCGGACTTGACTCGGAGGTGTGAGCATGTATCGGGACCTGCGATTCCAGCTGACCGAAATGCGCGCAGCTGCACTGCGCGACAGCGAGCTTGCGAAGCGGCAATATCAGCGCACTGCAGCAGCAGTGCGCGCTTCGGCATTCGAGGAGGTGATCGCGCTCATCGATGCCGCCGATCCGCCTGCGATGGTGCTGTGCGAGGTGTGCAATGAGCGCGAGTGCATCGAGGATGATCTGATCTGCGATGAGTGCGCACGGCGCATCGCGCTTGATGCTCGGCGCCGCATGTATGCGAAGGCGAATCCGACCGCCGATGAAGCGAAGCGGCTCGCCGAAGTCGCAGCAGGCTATGCCGACGACAGCTGCGGACTGTGCGGATCGACTGATGATCTGCGCGGCCCGTGGGAGTGCATCGATGGCACGCAGCTGGACCTGATCTGCGGCAGCTGCGCGCGTGAGCAGCAGGAGGTGAAGCGATGAGCATCGAGCAGATGTCGAATGGTCGATTCAAGGTCGGCGTGGAACGACCGACATCGGATGGCAAGCGCAAGCGAATCTGTCGCACCGTGGACACGCGGCGCGAAGCGGAAATCCTCGAGGACCAGCTGCGCGCACGACCTGCTGCAGCTGATGGTCGCACTGTCGCCGATGCAGTCGATCGATATCTCGTGCGACATGCGACTCGCTTCGAGCCATCGACGCAGATCGGCTACGAGCGTCGAGCGCAGAACTATGTGCGCACGACCTGGATCGGCGATGTGCGACTCGATCGCCTGTCGGTCGAGGACCTTGAGCGTTTCTACTCGCAGATGCTCACCGGTGACCACAAGCCCGAAGCGAAGGCTCTCGGATATGACAGCGTGAACAGCGTGCGCATTCTGCTGTCGGCTGCGCTGAATGAGGTCGCACGACCTTCGATCGGATGGGTGCGCGTGGATCAGTTTCATGGCGCGATCATCCCTGCGAAGGTGAAGGCCTCGCGCGGCAAGCGTCGGCATGCGCTCGACACGATCGCTGCGATCTGCGATGCAGGCGGCATCGAGGTCGAGGAGTCGGCGCAGCTGGCGATCGCGACATCAGCACGCATCGGCGAGATCGCAGCAGTGCGATGGTCCGATGTCGATCTGCTGACAGGCCTGGTCACCATCGATGCATCGGTCACGCCGAACACGCCGAAGGCACGCAAGGCCGGAGCACCGCGATGGCTGCGCAAGCTGACGAAAACTGATGAGCCGCGCATCGTGCGAGTCGATGACGCATGCATCGCCATGCTGACCGATCGCTACGCACGGCACCTCGCACAAGCGGCGGACTGCGGCATCGATGACATCAGCGACCGCGCGGTGATGTCAGTCCTGCTCGAGTCCGAGTTCACATCGCCGGAGAACATTCGGCAGCGATGGGTGACCGCATGCAAGCGTGCGAAGGTGTCGATGCGCTTCCATGATCTGCGGCATGTCTCGGCCACGGCGATGCTCGCAGGCGGTGTGTCCGTGGTGAACACGCAAGCGCGCACGGGTCACGCCGATCCGACGACACTGCTGCGCGTGTACGGTCATGCAGTCGCTGCTGCCGATGAGATCGCACGCGCTGCGACGCTCGCGACGTGGCAGCAGGTGCAGTCGCAGCGGAAGCGAAAGGATGCTGCCGCATGATCTGACGCGTGGCAGACGACATGTCTGTCATGCTTGCAAGGGCATCGATGCTGATCGCACGACTGATCGGCATCGGTGCCCTTTTCTATGTCTGCGCACCCTATTGCCCGATCTGCGAACTGTCGCTATGTTCGCTGATCGAAGGGACCGCTGCGAAATACAACAGCGGAGGGAGACTTCGATGGTCGATCGAAGCCCGTACATGAAGCCGCAGGAGGTCGCCGACCATCTGCGCATCAGCGTGGACACCGTGTATCGCATGGTTGAGCGCGGACAGCTGGATTTCCTGCGTGCAAGCCCGCGGGCCTTGCGCATCACACGGAAGAGCGTCGATGCACTGCTGCATCCGGCGACAGTGAATCCTGACGACGACATAGCCGCCACGGGCTGAAGGCGACGCGATGACCTGGCGCAGAATCCGCGCCGGGTCCGGTCACCGATACATCGACGATCAAGGCGAGGCCGTCGATGGCGTGACACGGATCATCGGCGATGGCATACCAAAGCGCGCGCTGATCGATGCAGCTGCGCGTGAAACCGCGGGCTACACGCTCGACCACTGGGACGAGCTAGCGGAGAAAGGGCCTGCGGATCGGCTGCGCGCGATGGAGCGCGGGCGATTCGAGCGATGGAATCGCAGCACCGTGCGCGGCACGCAGGTGCATGCGCTCGCTGCGCAGCTGGCCGCAGGTGCCGAGGTCGAAGTGCCGGACGAGATCATCGGCCATGTCGATGCGTATCTCGCATTCATCGAGCAGTGGCGTGTGGCCGAGGTCGCCGTCGAGTGCATGATCGTCAATCGGCAATGGCGCTATGCGGGCACGATCGATCTGCTCGCGACGCTCGGCGATGCGCAGCTGTGGCTGCTCGACTGGAAAACAGGTGCGAGCGGCATCTGGCCGGAGACTGCGCTGCAGCTGTCGGCATACGCACGCGCCGACAGCATCGTGATCGATGATGTCGAGCGGCCGATGCCGCAGATCGATCGCGCTGCAGCAGTGTGGCTCAAGAGCGACGGATACGAGGTCATCCCGGTGGACATCGGCGATCTGACCTTCCGCACCTTCCTGTATGCGCAGCAGGTCGCACGATTCTGCGCGCAGCCCCGCGAGGCGACCGTGCTCGATGCGCTCGCTGCTCCGATGTTCGATGAGGAGGAAGCATCGTGACGCTCGTCCGTGCTGTCGATTCACCCGCGCATGCTCCGATCACTGACGCATATCGCACCACTGCGCGCGGGTGGATCGACCTGATGATGCCTGCGGCGGAGCTTGCGCGCACTGTCGCGCCGACCGATTTCGTGCCGAAGGCGTTCCGGAACAATCCGCCCGCGATCACTGCGGCGATTCTGTACGGCGACGAGATCGGCATCGGTCCGATGCAGTCGCTGAAGCACATCAGGATCATCGAAGGAAACCCGTGGATCGCTGCCGAAGCGCAGCGTGCGCTGATCCTCGCAGCAGGGCATCAGATATGGCCCGAGGAGCTATCCACGACACGCGCGACCTGGTGCGGCAGGCGCGCAGGCTCGGAGCAGGTGACACGCATCACCTGGACCATCGATGACGCTCGACGCGCGCGCATCGACGGGAAACCGAACTGGCGCGCATGGCCACGGCAGATGCTGTCCGCTCGAGCGAGCGCAGAACTGGCACGCGCAGTGTTCGCTGATGTGATCGGCGGACTCGGCGCGATCGAGGAAGCCGACGAGATCGCAGCTGACGCAAGTGCTCCGACCGCTGTCGATGCGCAACCTTCGGCGGTGGGCACGAAGCGACGGAGGCGAGCCGTAGCGGCGGCACCGACTGACACGGAAGCGACTCGCCCGCCCGTCGCCGACGTG